ATAACACAAATGAGCAGTTCAAAGAGTCCATTAATAGACTTGTAACAGTGCTAAGCTCAGCGCTGCAACCTGTGCTACAAATTATTAATCAACTATTTAATCAATTGTTAGGAGTAGTCATGCCAGTCATTAATATGCTAGCTTCTCTGCTAGTGCCTATCATAGATGCACTAGCTCAGGCTCTCATCCCAGTCGTAAACATTATGATGACGCTTCTCATGCCACAGCTTGAATTCTTTGTGAAAATAACCGGAGTTTTATTTAACGCACTAATACCAATTATCAACATAATATCAAAAGTGCTAGTGCCAGTGATAGAGATGTTCGGTAAGATCATAGCGGGTGTTTTTAGTTTCTTAGAAAAAGGCGTTGAAACTTTTCTAGAAGCCATCGACTGGGTAGCAAATGAAGTCATTGATTTTATTAATGGTATGATCCGAGCATTTAATAAATTAGGAAGTATTATTGGTGTCACATTTGATGAGCTTGATAACGTAGACATAGCATCAAACATTAAAAGAACCGTCGATGTTAACTACAACAGCGAAAATATAGATGCCCCAGAGATACCAAAAGCGCCAGATACAAATATACCAACAACAGCAGCAGGGCAGGCAATGGATGCAATACAAGGAACTGACCTTCCGGTAGCTCAAGTAATAACGAATAACAATCAAGACTACTCAAGTAAAGATATTACCATCGAAGTGACGATAGAAAACTATGCGGAACAAGTAGACGTAGATAACTTAGTAGATCAAATTAATATCAAATTAGCAGAACAAATGTAGGAGGTGGACTATGCGCACCTTTAAATTATGGGACAAACATAAAAGCGCATCATATGACCTTAGTGCTGACGCATTAGTGTCAGATGTTAGAGGACTAGGAATCAAATTTAATACCATAAAAACAAATGGCTTCGTTACAGCAGTCGAGACCACCTATGACCCCATAACACTAGGGCTAAACTTCGGGCGCGATACAAATGCTTATACGGCATTTAATCAGTTCATGAACTTTATACGAGACAATGGACGAAATAAGTTTATACTCGAATATCAAGCAAACGGTAGAACAATCTACGCGGATGTATGGATAAGAGATATACCTAAAGGCCAAAAAACATCATATAACATGATCCAGGAGACGCTAGAACTCGAACGAGAAACGCACTGGTATACCTTGAGAAGTGAAAACATAGCAGTAGATCCAGCCGTAACCACGATAACAAACCAAGTAGATGATCAAATACCAGCACTAATCACAATAGACGGGCCAGCAAATGTAGAAGTTACAATTTTTCATGAAGACTTTAACTCAGATGAAATAGGACGTGTACTCGTCTCAACTAATCTAGAATTAGGAGAAACACTCCAGATAGATGGGCTAAATAAAAAAGTCAAAAAAGACAATGACAACGCGTATCACATGATCAATAAAGCGTATGACACTTTCATCATTCTAAATCCAGGAGTTAACAAATTACGCGTAGTATCATCTGGGGCTACACCTACCGTTACCATCAACTACAGAGAGTGGGTGATTGATTAATGTATGCCACAATTTATGGGTATGAAATCGATACTAACGGCCGAAGAGAAACACTCGGTAACGTAACGAACATAGAGCTGACAGACAGTCATAGAACGTATGACTTCTCACAAGCTACAGTTCAAGGTGCATGCGACTTTGAAATGAAACGTCCACTACTTTATGTCATCAAAGATGAAAGAGGAAAACAAATTAGTGCTGGGTTCGTTAAGAGCCCTAAAGTAGAGAATGGCATCGCAACCTTTACAGGCGACGATCTAAAAAAGATACTATCAACTGATGTCATTCTAGACTTCACTCAGGAAGCAAATCCAAGCCATGCACTGGTTGATATCTTCAGCAAAGTCAATAGCAGAATCGCAAGTGCAGCGGACCCGTCCATTTACACCGTAGATTTTGAATTTGATTTACCCGTTGACACAACCAATACAAAAGTGATAGCAGATTACACAGGGCAGTACCTAGTGGTTGAAGCGCTAAAGTTTCTAAAGGTGTACTTGTCATATTTCAAGTACTACATCAAACCAACATACGATGAAGCTCAAGATGTAATCCGCTTCGAGTACGTGAAGCAAAATGATGAACGTGTCGAGATTAAACTCAAAGATTTTATGCATGAGAAGACCGGACAAGACATCAAAGTAAATAAAGCTATCGCGACTATATCATTTGATACAAGCACAGAAGAGTCAAATCCACTATGGGTCGACTCAGATGCGAACTATTGGAACAGTCAACCCTTATCGAATAGAGACACTATCATAGCAAACGATCTACCAAATCCAAAAGGCTATCCCTTAGGTTTTGCACTTAAGGTGCTTGATAGAATTCTAGGTATTGAATGGGTAAGTTCAAGTTATGCAGAATATGCAGCAGCAGCGAATAAGACAAGTCGAACAACACCTTCTAGCACAGACTCATGCCCTTTATATGCTCCAAGCTTTAGTGAATCCGCAAATGCTGCAGGAGATCCAAACAGTTATACTCCAGGCACAGTGGTAAAAGTAACCTACTTCACAAACAACTACGCTATATGTTATGACGACCAGTACGCGACATTCATAAAAGCTCAGTCCGCAGGAGAGGCAACATACCATAAAATAACCGGCGTAGATTACAGAGCGAGACCAAACATGCCTGAAAAAATTTATACTCTAGGGAATGATAACGAGATCTATGATGGGTACGCACCAAGTGATAAAAGGATTTATCCTATCATTTCAAAGGTTCATGAAGCCCAATATTTATCAGAGGCTCAAATCAACGCAGTAAGTACACTGGTAAATTCAAGATACATAGAAAACATTATCATCACTGAAACAAATCAAATCAACCCTATAGACCTGGGAGGGCTAGACTTAAACACAATGGTGAGAGTGTACGACCAAGCAGGCGACTACAAAGATATACCCATCAGCGAGAAGACAAGAACAGTAAAACAAAACGAGTCAACATTCAAAATTAAGCTAGGATTTAAGAAAACTCTACTGACTGAGATTATCAAAACTGATCTCCAGGATGACTCCGTCGTTAAAACTGGACCTGCAGGTGGAGGAACCATTATCAATAAAACAACAGGTGTGGGTCTTGCAGATCCAACTAACGAACCAGATCCAAGCGAATACCCAATCTGGTATGAAATCGATAACTAGGAGGCAATAGGATGCAATATGAGAAAATGAAAAAAACAGAATTGATCGAACGAATCAAAGAACTAGAAAAACAGCATGGGAGACTAGAAGACTACGATAAGCTGCAAAATAAATATGACGTATTAAAAGCAGCTCGTAGTGAAGACAGGGAAAAAGTAGAAAGAGCAGAAATGATTGTCAAGGAGTATGAAGACAAAGAGCAACAGCTCACTGCATACTTACAGCAACGAACTGCGGTCATGAAAAAAGACCTGGACTCACAAAACGAAACCATCATCGATCTATTCGATATGATGGATAACACGATCAACCTGCAAATCAAGTACTACCAGAAGTATAAAAATCAATTTATTAAAATTGAGCCAAAAGAGGAGGAATAGTCCATGGCACAAACTTATAATGTAACAATCAAAAAACATAATGGCACAGACTGGGATACTATATACCCCAAGACTACTGCGGGTAATATCATATCAGGGACACTTCATACAGACAGGATCCCCAACTTATCTGCAGATAAAATCACCAGTGGAGAACTAGCGGCAGCAAGAATACCCAATCTAAGTGCTGATAAAATCACGAGCGGTGAGCTTGCAGCGGCAAGAATACCAAACCTAGATGCTTCAAAGATTACAAGTGGAATCATTAATGCTGCTAGGCTACCAGCAATCGCAGTAACAAATGTAATGACTGGTACAACCATGGCAAACTTTATAGGGCTGTATGCATCAGATCCAGCGACCATGGCACAAGAGGGGGACGTCTTAATCCTTACTACTGATAAAAAGACGTATATCCACAATGGGGGAACAGCAGGAACAGCTGCAGACTTTACACTCATGGAAACACCTACTGACGCTGTAACTAGCGTAGCAGGTAAAACTGGTGTTGTAACGCTTGTAAAAGGCGATGTCGGACTAGGCAATGTAGATAACACTGCTGACTCAGTGAAAAATGTAGCAACAGCGGTTAAGTGGGCAAATGCAAGAACAATCACCCTGGGTGGTGATGCTTCAGGTTCAGTATCAATCGATGGATCATCAAACGTGACTCTCACGGTGACAGTTGCAGATGACTCACATAATCATACGATTGCAAACATTGATAACTTGCAGTCATTCTTAAATGCGAAACAGAATGGGGTCATACTCATCGATGACGGACTATTATCCAGCTACTCTGCAAGCAACGGAGATGTGGCATTCACATACTAAAAAAGGGAGGTAACAGCCCATGGCTAATATTACAATTAAAAGATATAACGGCTCATCATGGGACATTCACTACCCTAAAACGATCATAAGCCAGGTCGTAAA